GATTATCGGAGGTTCAATTATAAGCTCTTCTTCGGAAGGAAATGTCCCAGGAGGAAAATCGATTCCTTCAAATGAAATCGGACCCATCTGCTGAGCAGAATAAGCATCAGGTATCGGACCTAGATATGAAAGCAACGCATCTTGGGGCGTACCACGAAAAGGGGCTGGCCCCAACCCGGAAACCGCCGGATCATATCCACTAAACGGATGGATGCTTCCAAGGGCTTCCGACCATGATGATGGATCATATGCAGGCCAGCCAACCGGCGAAGGAATCTTATTTCCAGTCACAGGATCAACCCAATCAGCACGAGCAATCTGCATAGACGGATCAAATCCTTGGTTGTATATGTCCGCTAGAATACCTCCGGGCTCGATATATTGATAAGGCCCAGGATCCCTTCTTCCACCCCAAGGCCCCACCATAGCCCGAGCCGTTGATCCAGTTTGCCAATGCCTACCTTCATAACCCTCTGGAACGCCAGCAACCATTGGCTGCCAACCAGATTCCATCCGCGTCGGTATCCAACTCGGATTTTCTGCTGTTCCCATATTGACAGGATGGGCCGATTCTCCCCACATCCAATACCAATCCCCAGGACCGAACCCCTCTGGGGTTCCTTGACCTGCAAAGTATTCTCCTGTTGATGGGTTGAACCATTCTGCTCCACCTCCAGCCGCCTCACGCTCTGGGCTTAGCATGGGTCGGTAACGCTGCCATTGATCTCCCAACTGGACATCCTGCATACCCAAAGGAATTACAGGGGTAGATCCCTCCAATGAAATTCCTTGAGAGCCCTGACCAACGGTCGGAAGAACTTGGGCTATCCCAGAAGCAGGAGGTAGCTGCACCTCATACCCTTCCGGTATGAAATCAATACCCTCGCCTATTCCAAATATCCCTTCAGACAGATCATCTAAACCACCTGAACCAACCAAACCACCCGCTTGGAACCGTCGATCTTTTGTTCGATTTTTACCCCAAGACATTGCCAATCCTTCCGCGAGAATCTTTTCTCATTCCCAAACCAGAACGTCGAACGGGCTTCCGAACATTCAATGGTCTCCGTTCCTCGGCTTGGGGTTCTCCAACTGGAGGACTTTGTATCGGGGGCCTGGAAGACTCTTCTCCCTGTCCACCCATCGTTCCCTGAATACTCGATAGCCCCTGGGCCAATCCTTTTGCCTGAGACCCAGTTAAACCCAACCCACCAACCGAACTCCCGGCTCCCCCAGCGGCAGTAGGACCAATAAATCCTGTTGCCGGTGCCATCCCAGCAGCGGTTGGTGCGCCCCATGTAATTCCACCAAGACCTGCAAGACTACCACCTGCTGGAATCGCAGTTGTGGAAGCAAGTGATGTCCCAACCCCTATTGCAGGAACACTCGCAGCAGCAGGAGCAACCGCTCCAGCAACAGGAGCAGCAGCAGCAGCACCACCGAACAAGGCACCTCCCAAACCACCCGTCAAGCCACCCAAGGCTGCTCCCCCAATAATTCCCTCAGCCGACCAGTCATCCGTCGCGCCACCAATCAGACCACCCGCGATAAGACCAATCACCAAAGGCCAAAAAGCTTCTGCTTGCCCTGTCTCTGGATTGATGCTCAACAAACCTTGCCGATCCAAAGCTTCCAATTCAGCGGGATTCACATGCATCATCATCGTGTCGCCGTGGCGACCGTAACTTGCAAGTTCTTCCGCTTGAGATTCCAGCCCAGAATCAGGCGAAATGTACGAAGGTCCACCCCATGCTTCCGGACCTCGTTGCGGGATCACACCACCATGAGCAAAACCGAGACCCGAATCCAGGTTTCGCATGGTCTGGCTATAAACTTCCATCCCTGAATCTACGCTACCACCACCCTGGTAACCCATTGCAGAACCGAAACCACCAATATCTTCTCCAGCAGTCAAGCCCTGCCACAACTCACCCAACCATCGGTTTCCAAGAGAAACATCCTCCTGCCCCCCTGGCTGAGCTTGAGCCTGCACGCCACCAACGCCAGTAACCGGTCGCATCGAGACATCTTTCCCGAAACCCTTCATCCTCTTCTTGGCAGCACCAAGAGCGGCGAAATCCTTTGGCTCAATCTCTTCTGGTGATGTAAAAATATCCCCCATCGTCTTCTGCTTTATATTCGAACTCGGAAGACTTTCCCCAAACAATTCAGGAATATTAACATCGAAACCGGACTGATCTACAGGGATAAACTCCTCTGCTATATCAGTATCACCGTAAACCATTCCACCATTATCGTATGTACCAAACATTTTTCGTCTCATGCGGTTACCTAGATTATTTCGATACCGAAGATAGAAGCCGAAACCCTTGTAGTCCCGTCCGCTTTCATGTCGATAACATCACCCGTCTGAAGACCCACACCCAAAGAGACAATATCTGTGGATTTCGCGGCGATATCCTTGTTGTGGATAATGACATGCTTGTTCGCCGCAGTGTCTCCACTGGGAACAATTCTCACGTAATACTGAACCGTACTGCCAGTTGTATTACAAAATGTCATCGAAGAAACGATGGAAACGATAAGGTTCCTAGTTGCAAAAGTCGAAGTTGTAGAAGTCGGAACAACGTATACCGTTGCGTAAGATGCTGTTAACTCAGACTGGGCTAATACCTTGTATCCATCCGCCACTTAGAAACCTGCTATGGACCTAGCGTTGTGATCGATATCGATGGGAGCGCAGCAGAAACACGCATAACAGCCAAAGTAAAATCCCTGCCAGCCATCTCCTGCAAAGAACCTACCCTGTCGTTCAACTCTTTTATCGAGCGAACCAATTCAGTGTTAGACAAAATTTCTCTTTCCACACCAGAACGAACTGAACCGACTAAAGAATCCATCTATTTTCTACCATCTTGGCGAATACCCAATCGGGTATCCCCAAGGGTCCAACCCACGCCAGATTCATCGGATTCAAATCGAATGGAAAACTGACGACCACGAAGACGCACGCGAGACTGACCGGTTGTAGAACTCACTGTACTTGTCAATGCTGTCCCTGCTGTCGAATTTGGAAACTCCTTTGGGGTCAAAATAATATCAAGCGCATCTCCAGAAGAAAACCGAACATCCGGTACGATCCTGGAAACAAAAGAAAAGTTCTCACCATCATCGATATCCATATAACCGGATTCGATGTATGCAGTCATCGCAGCTCCGTCATTATCTTTTCCGTTTTCATGAAGATAGATGTATGAAGCATCTTCCACGTTTATAACATCCAACTGCGGAGCGGCAGCAAGTGGGTATTCCCTTAGACCGGAATCACTCCACGCTGTCCTGAACATCGACCCAATATACCAACTTGATTCAACGTAATTATATGTAACGTAACGATCGATAGTTACAGAATCAGAAGAACAATAAAACCAAGTGCTCTCGCCAAACTTGCTATTGCGTGCAGCGAAAATCTTTTCTCTCTCATTGTAATTGAAATCACTAAATACATAATTCAAAACAGTACACGGGAGAATGCTCACAGAACCATCGTAAACATAGAAGTTTCGATCATCCATCCAAAAAATTCTATCACCCGCAACAGAATAAGCGTCTGGACCAACAATAGAAATACCAGTAGACAATTCACTGAATTGAAAAACACCCCCACCTGTGACTCCAACCATTGAATAAACTGCCGCATCAGTCCAAATCAATATCTCCCTTTTGGATCTCGCGGCACCAACGATGTAAGAACCCGTAGACAGCGGAGTTCCACCCGCAAAGGATCCAACTTCGACCTCCCACGAGCCGGGTCGATCAGGATGACACCAACGAACCAACATCGGATCAAAGTTGCCAAGCGTATCTGTACACCCAAAGGCAACAATTACTCTGTGCCCAGGATAAACCATCAAAACCCTGACAAAAGACGGAACAGCCCCATGTCCTGGATCCCCGACAGTAGAAGCGGGGTCAGTCCTTGGACTCCCCATACTTGAAAATGGAACTGGGCTTGAATAGTAAACGCCAGTATTCACAGCAGCATCTGCCGCAGTGTTCAAGATAGATTGAGGAACAGATCTGACTGTTCGCTCAGATTTATTCCAAAAATGGGGAACCCCATCTCTTGGACACAAGACCAAGTCTTCGCCAAAATTATCTATAGACCAAGTCCGAAGAGACGTGTCTGAAATATTCACCGGGAGGTTGGTTACTTGATTCCATCCAGTCCATTTGCCGGTCACATCAAATGCCGTAGTCCCAGTCGTATGTGGCATCGCCACGGTACCCAATTGCCCGCGAGTCAACCCTTCCAAATTGTAATCAGGATTTCCAGTATTCGAGGTGTAAGTCATCAACTCAGTATCAATTAGAATTGTCCCGCTTGCACCGAAAGAATCTGAGTCATCCAAACTTACCGTAGTCCCACCGACCAAAAGAGCATTGGGAGCAGAGCCGGGTCCATCAACCGTTGCACTCACAAAAGACGAAGGTCTTCCCCCCCAAGTTCCCGCGCTCCACCCAGATCCATCAGCGTAAGAAGTATTCGTTGATGCAATGTCCGAACTGATAAAAACAGTCCCACCATTGAAGGTATTCGACGTTGAATCCGATGCACTCGATAACATCTCTCTAGCCTCAACACCAGAAAGATGGGAAGCGGAAATGCTTCCAAATTGACCACGAAGACAATTATATTGATGCGTTCCAGCCGCTGCACTAGTCAGCTTAATGTATTCATCTTCAACTCGGAAAAATTCTGTAGCTGAAGATGCGGCACCGTCCAGAGTAATGAGAATCGAAGAATCCGTCATGTCAGCACCTAGAGTGTGCCCCTGTGTCACTCCTGTAATACTACGCTGGATTTCATAATAATCAGCACTCAAAACTCTGATTACTTTGAAACCTTGAGTGGAAACACTTGAGGCATACCCACTCAAAAGAGTCGCACGTTCTATGAGCGTTCCATCAAAATCAGTCCCAATCGATAGAAACGTGACGTAATCACCCGTAGACAACCCATGCAATGGAGCACGAATCAAGGCAAAGAGAGCACCCTTAGAAGGAGAAATTGGATTCGTAAGTTTTGGAATCTCAAACACCGCAGCGTATTGATCGTGTGCCTCTCCATCTGTGCCTAATTGCTCTCTAGTGCAACCGGTAAGGTCGCCAGCAGAAGTGTCTGTCCCGTTCAAGATAAACTCGTTATCTATTCGAAACAGGCTATTCGCCAACACGTCATCATTCACATTTATGGTTGTAGCGGAGTCGGTACAATCCGCACCCAAAGATGTCGTACTCAAATACATCTGTGGAGTGATGTCGTAAAAATTGCCACCAAACTCCAGGTATGCCTTTACGTTCGTTGTCGCGGCAAGGTAATTATCTCGGTTGGAACTCGTCCAGTTGTGCAAATCCCTGCAAGTACCCAAAATCGTATCTGTCGTAAGCTTGACCCAACCACCAATCTTTTCGGCTCGACCTTTCCAGAATCGAATTTTGTCTGAATCGTACCAGCCACCCTCGGCAGAGTATTGAGTTCCCTCTTTATTGATTCCGGGCTGCAACGAAACCTTCTTCAGCATCAACCTACCTCCAAGCCCGGATCACAACAGACCAACTTCCAAGTGTTATGGCTTCAACGGAACCCACCGTACTGCTCAACCTGGGAATCTCAATAGAATCCCCGCTCCCAAGCACATATCCAACATTCGTAGCATTGGCATATACAGACAAACCATCATTCGTAGTATGCGCCCCAGACCAACTCCAATAAACTTCATCACCTGCTGCATACCCAAGATCTGTCGTAATACACCGAAGAGAACAGGTCACAAGATTTGGAGTGGTTACAAGATTATGAGCAGATGTTGCACTCTGCGTACTAGCAGACAAAACCGGGAAAACGAATATATGAAATTCACCAGACTCAGCAGCAGTCCGGGAACCGGTAATGACATTAAGCCAATCCCCACTCTCATTCTTTGTCTCAATGATGCCGCTTGCATCGCGAAGCCCGTAACCACTCGCACCCGTAGTAGTGTTAAAATTCGCGTACCCGTCATTCCCAAGCATGATATTGCTCAGAGACAGATTGTTCAGACCATTGACAGCATCATCAGAAGCCTCAATCCCCGTCGTATAAATCAGTGCAGTGCAACCATTCGGAACCGTTACATCAGACCCGGCACTTCCACCCTGGAAAATAAGATTCCTAGAAGCAGACAAACTGTTAACCGTAAAGAACACCCTGTATGGATAATCAGAGCCACTGTCACCACGGATCTGCACCGTGGCATCTCCACCAAGGTCACCCCCATCTGTGAACTTCACATACGCTGCTCTTCCCTGTGAACCGGCAGCATATGCAGCCACATCCTCATCAAGTGTCCAACTTGTGCTGGTACCCGTAAGTGTGACTGTCGCGAACTCTGCGACCCCCTGCTCAAGTCTCTTCAGATTCTCATTGGTGGTATCACCCCAAGTTCCGGCTTGATCACCAGAACCAATCAACTCAATCGCTATGCCGTCTGAATAGGAAGAAGCCATTTAACTGATCCTAATGATTGCATCGTCTACATTGGCAGACGGAAATGATACAGAGACAGTCCCACTAGTTGCTGTATAAACAAAACCAAAATCCAAAACAGCAATCGACTTATCCGACTGTGTCGAATTGTAAATCAACCCACCACGGGCACTAAAACTTGCACCTGTCCAAGAAATATCTGCAAAATCAACATATGCAGTTCCACCGTTCAAAGTGATCCCTGCACTTGTCAACGTCTTACCCGCAGCCACATAACCGGTTCCGCTTGCTTCCCCAGAAGTCGTATACACCGTGGTCGCAGGGCCAATGTCCGCAGAATCCGTATACAGGGCAAGCTTGATCGTGTTTCCACCAGAACCCAAATTGTGTGTGCCAGACAAAAGCTCTTGCTTGAAAGAGTTCGTCATGCCCGCAACTACACCCATCTATACTGCTCCAACCGATGCCCGCTCTCGATACGTCGAGTTTCTAAACGCACCACGCTGGGAAAGAACAAGACCCTGAAGAGCCTCTTGATATCGACCATGATAAACCTGAGTCAAATCCGCCTCCCCCTTGAGGAAGGTGTATGCCTCAACCAAGCAACCATAAAGCAACGCAGACTCCCCATGCGTGCTGAGCCATGTACCACCAGTGTCGGTCACTAAAGATGTGGGCTCAAACCAGTAAAGGATCTCATAGGTGTAAGCTACGTTGGCACGGGGGGCAATCGGAAAAGTCGCCGCATTAGAGTCAGACGCATCGTTGTAAAACGAGTAATAAGCAGGAACACCATTCGCACTATCAACCGGTGCATATTCTTGAAGAAAATTGTAGTCCTTCAAAAGAAGAAACGAGTAAACATTGTCGTCTGCCGTACCCCCGCTGGGTCGAATCTTGAAATACAGGGCGCCAATCGGCGCAGTATCGCTATCCGCAATATCAGACGCACCCTCGTCTCCAATTGCCAACGACCCAGTTTCTACCTTCGTGTTGTAATTAGCAACCTGGATCGTCTGATTAATCCGCTCTTCGGCTTGCTGGATAATCGTATTCTGTTGGTCAGTCGTACCCCAACTATCGTTTTCCAAATACATATCCATCGAAGACTTTAATGTGGCTAGCGTCAATGCCATAACAACAGTTACTTCCTGCGAGCCTTCCTGTAACCCAGGAACTTGCGGTCGGCCTTTTTTACGGCGCCACCCTGAGAATATTGGGCATAACTACGATCGTCATGCTCAATCGGCAAACCCGTTCTAGAAGCCTCTGCTTCTGCCTTTCTTCTACCCGATTCATCATATGAAAACGTCTTCGTTCCAACCTTCGGCATTTTTATCTCCTACGAAATAGAGAGGAAGGCAACGCCAAGCGACACAATCACTTCCATCCCCCTGACAGGATCAAACCCCGCCAAACTTCTGCTTTCTACCAACCCCAAGGGAGGTCTCGGATTTCTAAGAGCCTGCGGATCACCGAAGTGATATCGGCCCAGTTGACTCTGTGGGTTATCCGGATCCCAACATTCTGGGCAAACCAAAAGGTTTGTCATATTGAGATTCACCACTTCTTGCTTTAACTCGCGAAGCGGGTACCGGAATCCACAACGATCACAAAAACCAAACGCCCGTTTACCGGCGGCATAATCTGCCATGGGCTAGAAGGTGTATCCCCCAGGAGCAAATCTCGTGGGAACCTTCTCTCGATCTTCATCCGCAGCTAGTGAAAACTGCTCTTCGTAATTCGCCTTCAACATCTGAAGACGTTCCGAAACCTCCGGACGCTTGCAAGCCACGTTATAAGCAAGGCCAGCAACTAGCGCAGGCCAAAAACGATCCGGAACATCGGGATTGTACCGACCACCAGGACCACTATCTGTCATGCGCCGAATCCTGTTATAGACAAGTTTGTACTTACTGCTCGCATCAGGAACGGGCCAAAAAGTCGCAGTTACAGCAGATTGTTGTCGATCAATATGAATCTGGGTGGGACGCGCCTGCGTAAGCTTTGAAGGAATCCCAATGTAATTTGACCTGGAGATCCTATTCAAAACATAATCAATTTGCTTCGAAACATCTCCATCATCCGTCCTAAGAACCGTATCCAAAATGGCAACTGTATTGTCCAAAAGAGTATAGGTTGCAGTCCCCTCTACTAACGTAGCTGTGCCCGCTCCAGCACCTGTCGTATCGGAATTGTAAGTAATCTCTTCGACAGTCCAGAGATTGATTCCCCGGTTAACCCATTCCATCAACATAAAATCAAGACTGCGTCTCGCAGTCCTCAGATCATATCCAGATGTCATTTCTAAACCGGCACGTTCGAAAGCCTCTTCTACGAGTTCTCCGACATCCGGACCAAAGGTTGTTAGGGTATTAACTGCCACGTTTCTTCTTCGCTTTCCGTTCTTCGCTCAAGGCAATCGCTATTGCCTGTTTTCTCCCCTTCACTTTCTGACCCTTCTTGGATCCAGAATGAAGCTTTCCCTTTTTGAACTCTCTCATGACCATATCGATTTTAGAGGTACGGGACATTTCGTATAGCCTCTAGAATCTCGCTGCTCGATTCGCTCTGTTCAACCTGAAGTTCACCGATCTTGCCTTTTAATTCCCCAAGCAAATCCTTGTTGTGTTCTACGTTCGTCTGTACTCGTTCCAAACGAACTTGAATTTGTGTTACATCTGATTCAAGCGCAGCTTCAGAATGCTTGGGTTCACCAGAATGAGAGATAGACAACAGCAACAATCCACCAAAGGCAGAAGCAACGATCGTGATTGCACCCCAAAATGTCGCATGGTTTATAGAAGGCATCTATGTGTGAAAAATAGTTATGTAGTCCACGCCCTTTAAAAAGTCGCCATCATCTACATAGGAATCAAAATAAATGCCACTATCAAACAGTATCCCCGCTTGACCCATAACATGATGATTTATTTTCCTATTATCCATCGCCCCGTTGATTCCGCCCGTTTTCCTGCAAAATGGTTGAACCTTGTAAAGGACATCGCCAGCACTGGATCCATTTCTAAAAACCAAAGGAACAACCTTTCCCGTCGTTCCAGAAGCTACCGTAAATGCAGTTGTATGGGTCAGTATGGAAACCAAAGAAGTTCTTCCTTCGACCATTAAACCAAATTGACCAGAGAACGTGCCCGGTACAAAGCTCTTCGCTTTCACATAACCCAAGCCTATCATGTGTAAAAAACCTGCATTAAGGTTCTAGAAAGACTAAGCCTAGTTACATACTCATCCAATGTAATAATTAAACCGTCAAACAGAATTCCAGAACCCGGTATTTCTATAAAAGTCATAGGAGTTGCTGCTCCTTGCAAGCCAGACGATCTATAGTTTGCAGTTATAAGCTTAAAAACCTCTGTACCCGCTCCATTTTTAAATATCGCCCACGTTACGAATGGGTAATGGCTAGTATCTCCGGATCCTTGCCGCAGGGCGCCGGTGCCTGAAGTCCCATATTCCATTAATCCGAAAGCACGCATACAAACACGAGTCCCAGAAGAAGCAACTGTAGCGGATACTGTAGTTGTAGAACTTCCAGTCATAGAAATGACTCTGGTATTTAAGTTTTGCATTTTATTTAAATCGTATAAAATATTGTAAAAAAAATAGATTGAATGCACTCATCGCTCTCACTGCATGTATACCAAAGTCCATCATCCACCTGAAAGTACCCATCTTCAGGAATAACAGCCTGTTGAACTGGGCTTTGCCCGGAAATTCCAAAAGAAATCAAAACATTGGAATCATCGGCAGCGACTGCTTCATCTGCAAGAAGAAAATCAACTCTTGCTGGGATTGGAGCAACGTCTCCGGTGGTCTGTCCAGTAGAAGCAATTATTCCATGAATTCGGCAACCGAGAGACGGCGGCCCGATCATGAGGATCCTATCGCCGGCACTTGCCGTTGTAGTAGGAGGCCAAAACAAAGCCCTTACATCGGGTTTATAAGACATTATCCGTTTATCTCTGCTGGACCACCAGAGTAGGTCACAGTAATTGAATACATACCAGTGTTGGGCGTGGTGTTGAAGGGGGTGGCGCTCTTTGCAAATTTTGCATTTAAACCATCCGTAAACAGTATTCCATGATCTGGAATCATTGTTGGGCTCGGACCAAACCCATAATATATGTCACTGGCGTTTGAAAACAGCCAACCCCCAACCAATTCCTCGTAAATCAATGTTCCACTACTGCTTCCATCTTTGAGCGTAAGAATGTGTGCCCCCGGCCCAGAGGCGGCGTCCGAAACCGGGTTATACCAAAGAGAATGCAGCCTTCCCCTTGTGCTCAAGGGAACAATTTGAACCGCATCAGTCTCAGTGCTGAGAGCATAATATGCACAAGATACGTTAGAGAGACCCACTAAGAAGCACCACCACCCTGAACAATCAAGGTTATTGAACCAATGTCCGCATCTACTGGAGTGAATGGACTATTCCATTCTTCGCCAATAAGTTCATAATAGATTCCAGAATCAAACAAAATTCCATTACATGGAATCTGAGTATATTGACCACCTACAATTGCAGAGCCACCCGGAACAAGCATTTTGAAACGCACCGGCGCAGAAGAACTCGTTCCATTACTTAACACTATCGTACAGTTATTTCTTACGGCATAGTCCATTCCCTGCCAATGGATAGCCTTCAGCCTGCAATATCCATCGACGGCCTGACCTTCTTGTGAAGGGTCATCGCCAGTCCCAACTCTAACCGCATATACATCTGTAGGTTGCATGGCTCTACCTGATGCAAGAGGGGGCACCCGAAGGTGCCCCCACAAGTTTAGTTCTTACGAGAATGGAGTGGCAAGATCACCACTACCGAGAGGAATAGACTTGCTGCACAACCATCCTCGCGTAGTAGCAGTAACTTCGATGTAGCTGTCAATCAGACCGCCCTGTGTGGTGCCATTCATGCTCATGACATCATCATCACCATCAGCAAAGAAATGATCCGTTTCATTCGTGGTCTCATGCAAGCAAGCATAGACACCAACGAAATTGTCATCTGTTGCAGTCGTCAAACTGAAAGTAGTCTGAGCGATGGCGCAGTAGATACTGAAAGTGAGACCAAGATTGCAAAGCTGGTTCGGATCAGTCTTCTCCGTAGGCTCCGTGGTCACAATAGAAGGGAGAGTGAACGCCATGCTCGCATCGAGCAAGTACAGGATTCTACCACCATGCGTATCCGCATCAAGAGTGAGATCATCCGTTCCGTCTGCAATCGTAACTTCACAGTTGTACCCGACAGCATTGAATCCGCCGAGAGACTTCACCGGACCACTGAACGTAGTCTGTCCCATAATAAATACCTCGTCGCACGCAACTACCTCGCCAGTCTGCGTGCCGTCTTGTTAAGTCTGGCGAGTTTGGTTGAAAAGAAAGGGGGAAGGGACAACTCGTCCCCTCCCCCTCTTGTTATCAAGACACCCGGGCTAACCTACGCCCCAGGAGATCCGTAGATCCCAAGCGGGTCCGATACGCCGAAGCTGTATCGTTCCCGTGCCTTGTACCTCACATTCCCCGTATCGAAATCACCGTCCATCGAGGTCTGCAAAGGTGTCCTGTTGAAACCCTTCATGCCATCCGGCACATCGGTAATCAGGAACCAAGCATCAGTATCCGTCAGATAGTGATTGACCCGATACCCCTCCGGGATTGCTCCATTGTTCTTCAGAGCATTGATGTCATTGTCCGCGGTTCCAGGACGCTGCGCGCTCTCCAGAATCCGTGTCGCAATGAACATGCTATTCGGAGGAATGATCAGCTTCTTGGGGCGTGCCGCAATCAGCAAACCCCGCTGATCCGTGAAGGCTGCAATGTCAATCACAGCCTGCTCCAGTGAGGTCTCATTCAGATCTGAATCCGTAGTGGGCTTATTCTGATTCGTCCCACCACTGACCAGCGGATGAGCAGTGCTGAAAAGATCAACACCGTCACCACTATCGAATGTCCCCGTACTGAAACCGGAGTTAAGAGGGAAAACCGATTTTGTCTGCTTGGTATACGCCACACCCCTTGCAAGAGCCTTGGTGTACCTCGCACTCAAGGAGTCATAGAGGTTATCCTCAATTGCCTCCTCGGTAACGCTGAACCCCATGGCTACAGTTTCGTGTGTATAGCGTGCCGTAAAGGCTTCCTGGGCGGTATCGTAAAGAATACCAGAACCTTCTGCCTTTACAGGTGCCTGACCGAAGCCAGACAACGCGACATCCTCTTCGAATGCCTTATCCGAAGACTCCATCTGGTAGATTTCAGCACTCTGATCCTCATACGTCTTATGCTCGATCCCGAACAGTGCATTCAGCCCAGGAAGGAGTTCTTTCATCATTTGAGCACGTGAAATAGCCATAACTAATTACCTCCTTCCCCCTTACGGGATTTGATCCAGAAGTTCATTCTGAAGTACTGTTTTGATAAATTTTACCAAAACATTCTTACCGACCGAGGCAGTCATTGTGATATTTTCGTTGACTCCGTCCTCGGGAATGGCAACAATCCGAATGCACGAAACAGCAGTCTGCACAATGTTTTCCGCATCGAGGTAGATCCCCGAAAGGCCGGTAGCCGTACTGCCAGCGGAGGCGGCATACCCAAGAATCGGGGCATTGTCGCCAACGTCAGCAAATGTAACACCAGTCGCACCGAGCGCCTGGATCATGTAGGTCTCCGACGAATCATCCATCACGAACACACTAATGTTCGTGCCTCCAGATGCCGGGTAGTGCTGACTCCACACGGCAGCCCCTGACGTATCCGTGTACCGAAAACCAACCGCAACCCCAAGTGTTGGGTGTGCAGCCACTGGGCTAAGTCCGGTGGTTGTTTCCTGTCGCTGAACATATCCAGTGGCAAGCCTCTCTACGAGGTCGCCATAGAACACATTACCGCCATAGGAATCTTCCATAGGATATTTAGTCGGACCCGCTGTAACATACCCCTTTCGGTCATCACTAATGGGCCTAAATCCATAAGCCATATCTCTCTCCTAAAAATCAGGTGACGACCTGAATAGGAGACTCTCTCCTAAGAGCCGTCACCAAATGTGACGCGCGTCTTCCGCTCCGGAGGGAGCAAAGGCATCCTCGCGTCATTCTCTCGCATAAAGTTTCTGTCCACGACTTCCATCTGCGTATCTGCCTTCTTGCGAAAATAAGCCCGCTGCT